GCAACGAACAGATCGTCCGTTACATCAACCTCGGCGGCTTCTTCTTCCTCCTCCGCGGGGCGGAGGGCGAAGTGGATCGCCCGCCAGGCATCGTCCATGCCGGTGAACGCGGCAGGGTTTTCGCTCCCGGCAGTCACCGCCTCTTTGGAGGCGATGATTGTGGTGGCACCGGCACTCGTTGACGCCTGTTCGGTGTCGGCCTTGACGACGTTGGTGTAGCCACTCGGAGCCGTCGCCGCTGCGGCACTGTCGTCGTCGTCCAAAAAGCCGATGATGATGCGCAACGCACCATCGGTCAAAGTCTCATGCGCGGGCGCGTCGGGAGAACCGGAAGAACTTTCTGCGAAGTTCAAGCTGTTGTCGATCGGCGTGGTTTGATCGACGCCGCGCCAGACCTGAACCGTGCCCGCCTGTTTTCGAAACTGGTTCTGTTTGATCTGAATAATGCTATCGGGCGTGCTGCCCATCAACTTGTAGGCAGCTTCCGCCGCCAGTACCGCGCCTCCATCAATTGCCAGAAGAATGTTGTAGCTCTGCCCCGCCGTTACGCCACCGTCGACCGTATCGCAGGTGAGCGCGTTCAGGACGATATCGCCTTCGGCAAGGGTGCCGGGTAGAGTCTCGCTGGAATTGCTGGTGCCAGCTACGACATCGTAACCGAGGCTACCGATGACGCTCCATGCCATCGGCTACCTCCCGCCGAGGCTGGCCCGGTTCTTCGTCAGTGCTGCTACGACTTCGGGATGATCGGCTTTCGCCGCGGTGCGTACCTGCTCGACGGGCTGTCGCGTGACGGTATCCCACACGATCTCGTGCGAAACGATCGTCGGCATCTTTTCTTCGATCACGGCGCGCAACGCCTTGCCATCATCGCGCGCCGCGGCGAGATCGTCGGGAATTTCTTCCGCCTTCCACTCTTGCCCGAACCTTGCGGCCATCAGCGCCGACAGCGCCACCGCAACGCCCTCGTCGAGATCGCCCGGCACAAGCCGCTCCAACTCCGCGCAATGATGTGGGAGTTGCGCCAGCGCCTTGAGGTTTAGATTGGCCGGGTCATCCGTCAGAACCTTCATCCAGCGCACGATCCACAAATACTCGTTCAGCACCGCATTGGCGGCGTTGAAGCGGGCAAGCGAGCCTGAATCGGTCGGGTCGAAAACGGGTGCGGTCATATGTTAAGGTTCCTCTATGTCCCGCGTCCCCGACATTCCCCCGCCGGAAACGATCAACGAAATGGCCCGCGATCTCGACGCGCTCGAAGCCTGCCGGACCGAAGCCGAAATCTCCGCCTGGCTCGCCGCCATGAACGCCCGCCCCCAGACCGCGACCATGAAGGGCGTCATAGAAGCCGCACTTGCGGAGAAGCGGCGGATGATGGCCGCCGCGCCGACTACGGAGGCGTACCGATCTCGACCGTGAGGTCGGCCGTCAGGAGCCAGCTCTGCGTATCGGCCTTGGTGCCGAGGGCTTCGACCTTCCGGTTGAGCATCACGCCGGCCGAGACGTGGTTGAACACGCCCCATTCCTCCCAATCGAAATTTGCATCGCCCGTGCTGAACAGCGAGCGGAAGGTGAGCACGTTATCCGCGCGCTGCGGATAGGACGCCTCCATGGGCTCCCGGGTCTTGTTGGTTTCAGCCTGGAGGTTGGTGTCGGCCTCATCGAAAGCGTCGTCGGAATCGCCGACGCCGAGATGAGCGTTGGTGTTATCGAAGAACGTGGGCGGACCATCGTTCATAAGGGCCGCGGCGATGAAGTCGCGGCCCGCAAGGGTAAGAGGCATGGCGTGGCTCCCGATCGTTGAGAGGAGTGGGGTTGAGGCGGGGACTCAGGCCTTACTTTGCGCGGGCCTTCTTGGTGGACGCTTTCTTTGGCGCGCCACCGCTGCCCAGCGCCGGGATCTTCTCGTCAGGCACCTTGCGGCCCTGCGCGACCCGGATCAGGACGTTCGAGCGGTAGCGTGCGATCTGGTCCTTATTGGCGACCACAGACTTCGCGGCCTCGTCGAGCGGCTCTGCGCAGCCGTTCACGAGCATGCGCCGGGCCCAGTCGCTGTCGCGTTCGATCACATCGTCGGGCTTGACGGGCTTGGAGCCATCATTGCCGGAAACGAGAATACGGAATTTCATGGCGATCTCCTCAATCTGTGCCCTCGATGACCTCGAAGGGCTGCTTGTCGGGGGCATACTCACCGTGGAATTTCTCGAGGCGGTAATTGATGCCGATGCGGATCGGAATCCCGCCATCTGCAGCAACCGTGCCGCCTCCCTTCGCGAGCGCCTGCTCAATCGCGCGGTCGAGCTCCGCTGCCTTGTCGGGCCACACTGGTCGCAGCGCCTCCGCGATCGCGCGGGCCTCTGCGACGGTGTGGCGTTTCGCTTGGCCGGCCATATCAGAAATACGACGACCTGGTGCGGAGCGGCGCCTTCTGCTGCCCCTTGGGGACGATGACGCCGTAGTGGTCGAGCATGCGCTTCCAATCGTTCCGGGAATCTTCGGCAAGCTCCGGGTTAGCGAAATCGCCCGGTATGAGGAGGATGTTGCCGAGAGCACCCGTCGCGAGATCAGCGGCGTAGCGATCGACGAGGATTGCCGGCAGCGTTCTGGCGCTGTCTGAGGGCTCGAGGATGAGCTGCAGTTTCAGCGCGCCGGCCTCGGCCGGTACGACGCGTACCGTGCCGGGCGCAATCTGTGTGATGTAGCGGGGCGAGGCTTCTTCATCCTCACGCCAGCCCGACTTGTTGTGATCGAGCCAGTCGACCGTTACCGGCTTCAACTGCGTGGTGTCGAACCGGGCGTCCGAGATCTCGAAGATGGTGGAGTCGACCGGGGCACCGATAGCCTCGCAGTCCGCGGCAGAAACCGTGATGGTGTCGCTGAACCGCCAGATGCGGGTGCGCCGGCAGAATTCGATTGCCTTGTCGCGGATGGCGCGGATCGCGGTCGGCTCCGGGCATGCCGGGGCCTTCTCCATCACGCGCGGCAGGATGGAGTCGAAGTCCCGCATCGTCATGGCGGATCAGTACCCGGGCCGGGGTGGACGGGGTTTCGGGCGTGGGGGTCGCTTGGCCATCGTCAATCCGTGTCGACCTTGCGGATGCGAATCTGCTCAATCGCCACGCCGTCGATCGTCGGCTCCTTGGCGAGTTGCGCGTCGATCGCGTCCTGCATCCATTTGCGGGCAGATTTCTTCAAGACCTCCGCCGCGGGCGTGATCTTGATTTCGACGACCGGCTTTTCCGGCTTTCTCGGCTTCATCGGATGCTCCTACGTTGACGTGACACGAGCGCCCGTATTGGGCGAATTGACCCGCTCGACCTGCACTTTCAGGCCGACGCCGGTTGCGAACGCGGTGTAGTGCGATCCTGCCCGGCCTGGATCCGCGCCCACCGCATCCTTCGAGAAGGCGCGGAAGAGCACGAAGTCCTGCAGCGGCACGATCCACGGCTCGGGCAGATCGATCTCCTGATTGTAGGAGCCGAGCGCCTCCGGGCTGCCGTCTGCCTCGATGAGCTCGGGCATGATGGCCACGACCGCTTCGATCGTCCCTGCGCCATTGTTGCCCGGGTAGACGTAGAATTCGCGGGGCACGGCCTCATCGTAGACGTACTGCCGGACCTCCTTGGCGTTGTGATCCGGGCTGTGCCAGTCCGGCGCCGAGGCATCGAGGATGTCGCGCGCGGTCGCGCGGATGATGCGGCCGCCGACACGCGGCGGGCCCTCGCTGACGATGTTGCGCGTCACGCGCAGCAGAGCGAGATGATCCGCGTCGACGAGCGTTTGCAGCGTACCGGCCACGAGGGAGAGGACGACGCTTTCCGATTTCGCCGATGGCTTTGCGAGCACGACGGCGCGCAGGCCGTCATTGATCCATAGCGTCAGCTCGGAGAGCTTCCAGCGAACGTGCTGCTCGTCTTGGAGCAGCACGCTCGCCCTCGTGAACAGTTCCGCTGCGGTGGGCACGGACTATTCCGGAATCGCCGGCTTGGCGACTTCCTTGGCCAGGATCACCCGCATCTGGTCGTTGGTGAGGGTGAAGTAGCCCTTCTGGTCGGCGATCTTCATCAGCGCGAAGAGTTCCTTCCGCTTCATGACCTTGAGATCGGCGGGGATAGGCACCGTCGGAGAAGGCGTTGCCGGCTTCGCTGCCTTTTCAACCGGGGGGTCGTCGCCGGTCTTGTCGCGGCTGACGATTTCCTTCGGTGCGGGGCGCGCGGCTGGCCGGGCCTCTTCGGGATCGACGGCGCGATAGATGTCCTGGCGCGCGAGGAAGCAGTCGACGTGCTCCTTGAGATCGACGTTCGCGATAGCGCGGCCGCGCTCGTCGGGGAGAAATTCGTAGTTCACGTTGCTGATCGTGGTGACGACCGGCAGCCCGTCGGGGCGTTTGTAGGTGCATTCGATCCGCATGACAGACGTTCCTTGTTGGGGGTCACGACGAGTTGCGGGGAGGCAGAGGCAAATCCGTCTCCCCGCTTCTCTCTGAGGAACGCGCCCGCTTACTGCTTGGCGCGGTAGAAGACGGTGAGGCCGATCTCGCCTTCAGCGGCGGTCGCAGCCTCGAGCAAGACCTTGACGCCGATGCCGCGATCGTTCTCCGCCGCTGCGATGCGCAGGGCGGTCTTGAGCGACGGATAGACGAGGGTGGCGGACTGGCCAACGGTAGAGGCCGCGAAGACCTCGGCGGCCATGGTGCGGGCGACGGTCGGGTTTGAGCCGAATTCACCAGACAGCAGGCCGACGTCGAGGGTGATCTGAGCAGAGCCGGCGTCGAGATCATCGGCATCGAGGGCCCAGCCCACCGGCTCCATACCGGCGGGAAGCGGGCCCATTTCGATGATCTGTCCCGAGGCGTTTTCCGCCTCAAGCAGGGTGTGGACGTAGCGCGCGGCGACGACTTCGCCGGCGTGACCGGGAACGGGCGCCGAGATCTTGCCGAGCGCCCAAGGGGTTTGCACGAGAGCCATAATGGCCTCCTTGGTTGGTGCGTTGTCAGGGAAGGGGTGAGTCCGGCGGCGCGGTTGAGAGCGCCGCCGGGGAAGTTAGTCGGTTTGGCTACGGAGCCTTACGCGGCGGCGTTCGGATCCACGGCGTAGGTGTCGACCGCCATGACGCCGAAGTCCTTGGCGTTGAACCGCGACTTCTTGAGGCCGCAGATGGTGCCCGCGGCGATCGTGGGCTCGTTGCCGTAGTCAAACTCGTCTTCGTTCCAGGCGAAGCGATAGCCGCGCATGTTCACGCGGCTCCCCTGCCCCTTGACGGTGCGGTAGTCGGTGCCGTTGGCGATGACGCCGGCCTGCCGGGCGAGCAGGAGGGCGCGCGCCGCGGGCACGTCGGCGCCCGACCCGTAGTCGTTGAACCGGATCACCGACTCGTGGCTGTGCAGCACGGCATTGTTGATCATGCCGAGGCCGCCTTTGAAGATCGGGTTGTTCCGGCCTTCTGCGGCGGCAGCCGCCTTCTGGATTTCCAGCCAGCCCGCGGTCGACTCGTTGCGGAGCGAGTGCTCTTGGAACGGCGACATAACCACGACGTAGTGACCCTCGCCGAAGATGTCGACGGGGATCATGTTCGCGGTCTGCGGGTTGGTGGCGCGCATCATGCGTGCCTTCACGAGCGCCCGCTCGATCAGGCCACGGTCCATGATGTCGTCGTCGCTGATCTCGTCGGCTGCGGTGGCATCGCCCGCAAAGACGATGTGATCCGCATCCGGGGCTTGGATCGCGTTCCCGGCGTGGCCTGCCCAGGTCACGAGTTCGGTGTAGTCCTCGTTGATGCCGCGGGCACCGGACAGGTAGATGAACGTCATTTCGTCCGTGAACTTCGCCCAGTAGTCCGACAGCTTGTCTCGGGCCACAACGCGCAGATCGTGGACGGTGCGCTTGCGGGTCATGCGGCCGCCGACCGACACGGCTTTCCGCATCTGGTCGATTTTGACCTCATCGGAGAAGAACTTGAGGTTCTCCTCTTTGCCCTGCAGGCGGTTGTCGCCGTAGGTCGGCACGTCGCGGAGCTGGACCGACAGGTCGTAGGTGATGAGATCACCGGCGCCCGATTCCAGATCGGTAAGGCGCTGGATTACGTTGTTGTCGGACTCGCCGGTGAATTTCCGGTTCCAGTACGACTTGTTGAGGGTGTCGTTGAAGAGAGACGCAGACCATTTCTTGACGGTCTTGGGATCCGTCGTGGTGATGATGGTTCGCATGGAAGTGTCCCCGTGGTTTCGGTTGAAATCACGTCGGCACGTCCATGCGCTGACGGGTGGTGGCTTACGCGGTACTCACTTGGTCGGTGTCAGTCCTCCTCCGGCTGGCCCGGGTGTTCCGGTCAGCCCGTAGGTTGCGTCTTCGCGCCGCGGCGCGTCGGGAATCCGCCGGATCGGTACGGAGCGGTCAGCATCGAAGGTCAGCCGGACGGCTTGCCCGGATTTCTCCTCGACCTTGACGGTGGCTACGTCGCCGATCTTGACGGATTGGCCGACGCGGACGGTGAGCGTCAGCATGAAGGCTCGCTTACACCTCTTCGGGCGGAGTCTGGTTCAGCCGCATCCAGTGCAGCATGATCTCGCCGGAAGCGGTGACTGCGGCCGGGGCATCGCCATCCATGGCCTCCCAGGTGTCGGCCAGATTGAGGAAGACCGTGTGTGGCTCGTCCGCGTCGATGAAGAGCGGCTGCACGCCCTCCATCGGGAATTTCGCGGCGTAGAAAATCTCGGAGCTGTCGACCGCCGGACCTGCTTCGCCCTCGAAGATATTCTCGGTGAGGGCGTCGTCGGCGCCGAGGGTTGCTTCGGTATCGTCGGCTTCCACCGTGCCGAGGCCGACCTCGGGCTCGTCGGTATCGATCGCATCGTCGATCTGGAGCGCGACCTTGATGCTTGAGGCCAGCACCACGATGTCGCCTTCCGGGAAGGTGTAGGCGAGCTTGCCGAAGCTCTTGGCTGCGTCGTCGCCGGAAAGGCCGACGAGGAAGTCCGCGAGCGTGAGGCGCGTGGTGTGAACGATCTCGTCGCCGGTTTCGACGGCGGAGATTGCCCCCTCGCCCTCGCCGGGCTCCGGCACCGCGCCGGCCGTGCCTTCCGGGTCCGGCTTCCCGACCACGTTGTCATAGTTGACGGTCGGGATTTCGGTGAGGGGCTGGCCGGTGATGACGGCTTGAGCGACCGTGCCATCCGGCAGGCCGACCGGTGGCCCGAAGGGCTGCTTTCCGGCCGCGATCGCTGCCGTCACCCTCGTCACCAGCCGATCGGGGCGGCTGTCCTTGAGGACTTCATAGGATTCGATGGCCATGGTCGTCTCTCTCGTTGGGTTTCAGGGACCGGCGCTGGCGCCGATCAGTTGCTCGTCGCCATGTAGCGATTGCGCTCCGCTTCCGGCATCTTCGCGAGCGCGGCGTGGAAGGCGTCCGCATCGGAGTCCTGCAGCTTGTCGAGCTCGTCGTACTTACCGTCGTTGACCTCGGAGATGTCCGCTGCCGGCACCTTTGCCAGCGTCGGCGGCGCGGCGGGACGCTTCTTCAGCGCCGTCTTCGCCCCGGGCTTCTTGTCGGCAGCACCTGCATCGGCCGCGGCCGGCTCGGCGGTCTTGCCAACGAGTGCAGCGGCAGTTTCGAGGATTGCCGCGTGCGCGGCCTCGAGGATGGACGGATGCAGCGGATCTCGGCCGGCGTCCTCGGCTGCGACCTGCAGGCGGCGGACCTCTCGATCGAGGATGCCGTTGGCGGTTCCCTTGGAATACTGGTCGTTGTCCTTCAGGAACGCCTCGACGGCGCCATTCCAGGCTGTCTCGCGGTTTTCCTTCGCGATCTCCGCCTTGAGCTGCTTGTTCTCGATGCCGCGGCGCTCTTCGTAGATTTCGTCGAGCTTGGCCTGATACTCGCTCGCGGAGAGATCGCCGTCATCGAATTCCTTTGCGAGCGCGGTCTGCTTCTCCTTCAGAGCGGTGATGGCCGGCTTCGCGTCCTCTGGCGGCTTGTATGTCGGCAGAGCCTCGATCACCGCCTTCTCGTCGGCGTCAACCTCGTCGCCCTTGTCGCCCTTGTCGTCGGCATCGGCAGCAGCGGCCACGGCGGCGGCAGCCGCCTCGTCTTCTTTGGCCTTCGCGGCAGCGGCAGCTACGGCATCGGCGTCCTTGTCTCCTGGCTCGCCGGCGTCCGCGTCCTTGTCGTCGCCCTTGTCACCATCGGCATCCTTGCCTGCGGCAGCGGCCTTGGCGGCGGCGGCAGCCGCTACGGCTTCCGCATCGGCGTCCGTGGCGTCAGCCTCCGGGTTGTCGGGATCGTCGCCTTCCGGTGCGTCGGGCTCGTTGATGGCTTCGCGCTCTTCATCGGTGAGGCGGGCGAGTTCTTCGTCGGTGAGCTTCGTGGTCATGGTCCTCTGGCTCCGTTGAGTTAGGCCGCTACTGGTTCAGCGGCCCGTTGCCGTTGTGTCCGGGACTCGAATCCCGCTTCCCGGGCGATGTTGTCTGCGACCGGCGCGATCGCCGGCGTTGCGGCAAGTGCGGCGGCGGTTTCGACGGCCGCGCGCTGCGTGCCGACATTCGTGCTGGCGATCTTGGCGATGAAATCCTCGGTCTGCGCCTCGGTCTTGCCGGCCTCGGCCAACAGCTTGCGGAGTTGAGCCAGTGCCGTCGCCTTCGCGATCTCCTGCTGCTCCTGCTGCTCCTTGGCGCGTGCGATTTCTTCCGGCGTCGGCTCGTCCGCGTCGGGGTCGCGCATGCCGGTGACCTGCCGGATGCGCCGGACCAGCTCTTCGCGGTTCGGTAGATCCATGTTCTCGACCACGAGGTCGAGCATGGTGAGAGCGATCTGCGGCGCAGCCGGCGCGATCTTCATCAGGGCGTCGAGTAGGGCGTCGACCTGCGCCTGACGCAGGGATGCCCGCCAATCGGCCTCCGAGATGATGTAATCCGCCTTCGAGCGAACGATGTCGTTCTCTGGCAGGCCGTCGTTGACGGTGATGAAGTCGGCGCCGCCCCGCATGTTGGTGATGCGGAACTGCTTCTCGTCCGACATAAACTGTTCGATGTTGCAGAGCTGCTTTTCGCCCTGCACCTGGCGCGCGAAGCGCAAATTGTCGAAGAAGTGGGTCGTGGTGACCGCGCCCTGATCCTGCCTCGCCTCGATCGCGATGCCTGATGTCGCGTTGGTCTTGCGGCCGAGGTTCTCGTCGGTGACGCCGCCGGCCTGCTGAATCATCTGGATCGAGCGGGTCATCAGGTCGAGATGGGCTTTCGCCAGATCCCGGTCGGACTCGATCGTGAGTTTCTTGCCTTGCTTGACGACGACGACACGATCGGGACGCGACACCTCCTCGATAAACTCGTTCACATCGTCGACCGCGCCCTCCTCCATGATGGTCGTGGTCGTGGACAGGATGTGCAGCGCCTTGGAGGCGCGCTTGTTGATGTCGGCCTGGATGTCGCGCAGATCGCGGATCATGCCGTAGGGCAGACCGTCGCGGCCGCGGCGATAGCCCCAGATCGGGGTGAACGGGAACCTGTTGTGGCGGTAGGGCGACGGGCCGAGGTAGAGCAAGCCGCCGACGGTCATCAGCGCGCAGTACATGCGCATCATCGGTTTCTTGACGACCGACGCCTCGCCTTCCATCACTGGCTCGACGTGCCCCGGCGAGTAGGGATCGAAGAGCTCGCCGTTGAAGGAGCCGCCTTTCACGCGGTAGGCCTGCACGGGCCGGCGGAACCATGCCTCGATGACGCGCACGCGGGTCCGCTGGAAGCGTTGCGGATCGGTGCTGCGCCCGCTGTTGCCCTCGTTCTCCAATTCCGGCTGGTCCATGGCGAAGTCGCCATAGTCCGTGGAGAGGAAGAAGCGATCGCCGTCCTTGGACGACTGCTCGATTAGCGCCTTTCGGTCCGGCGCCAGCGCGAGGGCGATGTCGAGATCAACCCATTTCTGCCGGAAGATGTAGCGGGCGTCGGAGAGGTCGAGTTCAACGGCCGCGCTGTCGTAGACCATGTTCCGCCACGACTCGTAGCGGGAGTAGAGTTCCTCGCCTTCGTCCTCCTGATAGCCGTCCTCGAGCCAGCCGATGCCGACCTTGACGCTATCCGCGAAGCCGCGGCTGTTGTGGAACGGGGTGCGGTTGCAGTCCGCGAGATACTTGAGGAGCGCGCTTTTCTTTTCCGCCGGCTTCGACTGTTCCTTGCGGCGGGGCAGAATCTTGAAATCGGTGCGGGTGCGCTTCTCGGTGCCGATGACCCAATTCACCGAGGCCTTGATGACGTTGTAGACGAGGGGCACCTGCCCGCGGTCGCGCAGCGTGTTTGCGTCGTTCTCGTCCCACTGGATGCTGTCGTAGAAGTCCTCGTCGATCGACTGCTCGAAGCGGTTTTCGGTCTGCTTGTCGAGTTCGCGGACGTAGGAATCGAGGAGCTGCGCGTGGATCTTCGCGGCCTGCGGCATGTCGAGGCGATGGACCTTCCGCGGCGCCTCGGGGTCATCGTTAAAATGGTCGATCGGCGACTTGGCGTGCGTGATGCGGCGCTGTGTTTCGTCTTGAAGATCGAACATCAGCAGCAGTCTCCGCCGTCAGACACGCTCGGTAATCACCGCTTCGACGCTCTTGCCGCGCTCGTCGGTAAGCACGGCCTCGGCGACCACCACCTTTCCGTTGTCGTAGGGGCGGATCGTCTGCAGGTCGCCGAGATGCTCCCGGATGATCGAGGCAACGCGGAAGACCTGCGTGGCCTGAGTGATGTCGAGGCCGAGGCCCTCGGCAAACTTGAAAGCGAGCCGTGCGCTCCGCGCGCCGTCGCCGATCTCCTCCGACCACACCCAGGCGTCATCGACGGTGACGACGGCGGGCGTGGATTTCTCCCACGACTGCCGGAATGTCGGGATGATGACGATGCAGGGCCGAGGCATCCCGTTCTTGTTGCCGAACCACCATGTTCCGTGGACGGTGAGATCGCCGCGCAGATGCGACCATGCCGTTTTGGTGAGGTCGATCGCGTGACGCTTCATCGCGGCCTCGGCTTCTTCCTGAGAGATTCGAGCGATGCCGCGACGGCGTGGCCGAGCGCGTGGCAGTAGGCTTCTTCGCTGTCGGCACCGAGCGGCAGCGCGGCCCAATTCATCAGGATCACGACGACGTGCAGCAGTTCATGCGCGAGTGTCGCGTGTTCGCGAGGCGTCCGCGGCGCGCGCGGCACCCAAACGATCGGACAATAGCCGTGACGCGAGAAAACCCGGCCGCGCGGCGCGTAGTGCCCCTGATCCGCATTCGCGAGCAGCGGCGGAGTCGAATCGTTGAATTTGTAGCTGACGTACTCTTCTACCCGATCATAGGGCCCGACCACGAGATAGAACGCGAAGTCGAACGTGCCGAAATGGATGTGGTGGCGCTGTAATCCGCACCTCCGCAACACCGCACGCTCGGTCATGGCCTCGGCTTTAGAGTCTTCTTGGGCGCAGGCCGCTCGAGGTCGGTACGCGCATAAGGCAGGATGCCCGGACCGCCGGCTGACCGAAGGCCTTCACGCCGATCGAAGGTGTGGTCACCGCCGCGTGGTACGTCGCGACGGAAGGCGCCGAGCCCGATCACACCACGCCGGTCCTCGACGTTGGTGGATTGCCGGCGGCCCGTCCATTTCATGGGAGGCTCCTGCGTCTACGCCGCCATGCCCGAACGATTCCGACGCCGTGGACGCGTTGACCCTGCGGCCTGCGGGTCCGCGTACCACTGCGCCTTCTGACGAAGACCGTCGGCTGCGTGGCAGTGCTCGTCGTGCCTTGGATCGTCCATCCAGGCGCCGAGCGTCTTGTTCCAACGCTTCCGGTAGAGGGTGAGATGGTTGATGCCCTCTTTGCAGAGATCCTCGTCGAACCAGTAGTTATGAAAATCCCCTCGCAGCGCGGGGATGCCGACCTGCACGAGGTCGAGCGTCCGCGGTACGATCTCGATGTCCTTGAGCCCGAGGTCTTCGAGCATGTCCCTGACGGTTTTCAGGGACTCGGAGCCGGGGTGGCGGGTGTCGCCATCGTGCGGCAGATAGTGTTTGCCCCAAATGTAGCCGTAGGACTGCATCTGGCGGACGTAGTGGTCGTAGGGCTCGCCGGCGCCCTCGAGGAAACGGATGAAGCGGTCGCTGAGACCGACGCGCTGGTGGAACCATATCGACGTGGAATCGTCGAGGCCAAGATCCCACCAGGTGTTGACCGGGACGCGCGGATCGTAAGGCACCTTGCCGATCCGACCCTCGCGACGGGCGCGGGCGAGCTGGTCGGCGAGATAGACGCCATCGATGGCGCGCTGAAAGGCCTCCTCTTCGGTCGACGGGTACTCACGAAACATGAGTTCCGTGTTGCCGACGAATTCCGTGTCGCGGGTCGCGACGTACCAAGCCCGCTTCGCCGGCGAGATGACGATGCCGAGCCGAACCTCGAGCCGGTCGAAGTAGGCGTGGTCCTTGTTCGTGACGGTGACGAGCGCGGGATCAGTCTCGTACTCGTCTGCGTCCCACCACGCCGCGAAATGATGCCGATAGTCACGCTTCGAGAGTGTGCGGCCGGACTGTGCGAGCGCCTGCGCCGCCATCGACATATCGTGGAAGGCGCCCTCGGGGCCTTCTGCGGTCGACTCGATGCAGACGATGCCGCCCTGCGTCACGGCTGGCAGGGAGCCGGTGAGCACCTCCTCCGCCTTCGCCGGGTATTGGGCGCATATCTTTCCGAATTCGGAGACGTGCAGCCAGTGGAGCGTGCCGGAGCGGACGGACGTTGCAACCCGCAACTGTGAGCCGTTCCGGAGGATCAGCGCCGCTTCGCTGTCTTTGACGAGCGGCACCATCTCCTGCACGGGCGGCGGCAGATTGTCGTAGGCGTATTTGATCTTGAACCGGAAGATGTTGGTGGACGCTTCCTGGTCCTGCGCGATGATCGCGGCTTGGGTGTCGTCGTTGAAGAGGCAGGTATCCAGCATCATGAGCTGGATGAGAGTGGAGTTGTGCGAAACGAAGCCCTCCGCGATGAACGTCCCGGCCGACGTTTGCAGATCGATGACTTCTCGCACGTCCAGTGGTTCGATCGACACGATAGTCGACCAGCCTTCACCGGATCGTTTGCCGGGAAGGTCGCGGCCTTCCCACCATCGCGACTGAAACCGTGTCGGGCCCGCTTGGCCGAGCAAGCGGAACAATTCGTTCATTCGGTGAACGCAGAGACGATGAACGTTTTTCGCGCCGAGCTTGCTCCCGAAGCCGGCTGGCCGACGGTCAATCTCCTCGCGGAAGACGTAGCCGCGATCTTCGAGATATGCCCGGGCACGATCGAGGACCGGACCCGGCACCTGCGAGACAGCAAGATCAGCGCCGCCGATGCTGCGCATCCGGAACGACCCCTCGCCGTCGAGGAGTCCGCCGAACCAGCCATCTTCTGGAGTCGGCACCGACCACGGATGAGTAATCCAGCGCACTTGCGTACCGATGCGCAGCTTCTTCTTGTTCGGCGCCTCTATCGTGCTCCATTGACCCTGGGGATTGGTCAGCTTCGACAGCCAGCGATGCTTGCCGGTGCAGATGACCGAGCGGCCGTCATCGAAAACAATGCGATAGACCTGCTCGCGGCGCACCGCCGTCGCCTGCACCGTGGCGGTGCGCATCTTTCGCGAAGCGCCTTTTCCCCCAGGCGTCGTTTCGTCTACGGCGACCAGCTCAGCGCCGACGGTGATGTCACCTGCTGCAACCCACCGAAGATCAGCGGTAAGCACGCGAGTAGCGGGTTCTAGGCAGAATCCGCGCTGGCGAGCCTTAAGTATTATATTTCTGAACCAGAGCCGCCGGAGGAACTTCTCCTGCTCCGGCCATGGCCTGAAGAGGACGCGCTGCTTGTCCTTGTCGATGATCCAGTAGAGATGCCGAATACGCCAATCCGGGTATTTCAGAGCCTCTTCGAGTTCGGGTTTCGACAGGTCGGCCGCGTCACGGAGTCGCCAGTCCTCCGCCGCAACCGATTTGGCAAGCATCACTCGGTTGGACGGATTGCCGACGGCTGTTGAGGCTGGTCGTCCGTGTCATCCTCGTTCGGACGGAACGCCGTGCCGGAGATCGACTTGCGGAGGCGCTCGAGCGGGTCGGTATCGTCCGGTGTCTTCTCGTCGTCGAGGTTGAAGGCCTTACGCTCGAGCGGGTGAATCTTCGCGACCATTCCCGTGAGAGAGACGGCGATGTCCATCACGGCCGCGAGGCCGACTGCCTCGAGCATGTTGCGCCGACGGGTCGCGCGTTTGTCGTCCTTCGTTTCCTCGATGATCGTCTGCACGATCTCGTCGTGGTCCTTCAGCGCCTTCTGGAGGCGCTCGTGCAGGATGGCTTTCGTCTCACGCAGTTCACTGATGTCGGTCCGTTCCAGGCGGACGACGGCAGCGCCTCGTTCAGCAGCCGCCTCGACAATACTCTCGTCCTTATCGGCGGGCGCGCGCGCGAGTCCCCGCGGAGTCGACTGCGGAGTCGGGTGCGGAGTCGCGGGCAGCCCCGCGTCCTCTCGCACGAGCCTTTCCTTGACCTTTGCACGGACGCGCTCCGCAAGGGCGCGTTCCCATTGTTCGTCGGCGGCGCGGAGTCGGATCGCGCGGTCGTTGACCTTGTGCTGACGACCGATCTCACGGATCGAAAGCTGACCGGCGCGGTACTCCGCCTCGATGCGCTCCCAGTCGATCGGACGACGCTTCGATTTCGTCATAGGGCAACTCGACAGGCTTGGTGGCGGACGGGGTAGGATTCGAACCCACGGTGCCGTGAGGCACTTCGGTTTTCAGGACCGCTGCAATAAGCCGCTCTGCCACCCGTCCACGAAATGAAAAGCCCGCCGCGGCGGTTGCCGGGCGGGCGCTGCTGATCTTCCGTCGTTGTGTCTGTCAAGTCTCGCCCGCAGTGTCAAGCGGCAGCGATGACACGCTTTCGAGTTTTCCGCATCCGTGATGGCTGCAGCGGGAGCGTCACCGTCAGCGACGGCAGCACCATCGGCTTCGGCGTGTCGCCGGTGATCCATGGCTGCTGCGGAATATCGAACGGGTCGAGGGCGATGGATTGCAGCGCGCGGTCGAGCCGATCACGCAGCAAGCGCATTGCCTCGTGCCAGCAGCTATATTCCGCGCGGTCGTTGATGACCGCTCGTGGATCGGGGACGTAAGTGATCGGACAATGCGAACCGCCATGCCAGCGGTCGTTGCGGTCGCGACCGACTTGGACGGTGCGCCCCGTGCGCATGTCGATGCGGCGCTCGACCTTCCACTGTTCGACTTCCCACATCGGCCTTGTGCCCATCCGGGCGTGCATGATGACCCAGCTCTTCACGTCGACCTGGAGCCGGCCGAGTGAGAAGTCGTTCGCCTCGATCAATGCAGCGCACTCCGGCGCGAGCCAAAAGCGGCTGCGCACGCCGTCGACCTCCATCGTCTCCAAGCCCTGCACATGCGCGTCGATGATCTCAGCGTCCGGGTGCGGCGGGCCGAGGATCGTCGGAAAGCCGGGCTCATCGTCCCAACGGTCGACCTTCACGCCGAGATCTGCCGACGAGAAGCCAGGCGCGGTCGCGCCGCCGGAGCCGCCCCATTCGGCCCCGCGCTTCGGTAGCTCGTCGCGATACGCCCAATACAGGGCGGCTTCGATCGAGAGCCGCCTCATGTGAGCCCAGCCTTCTTGTAGAGGGCGCCGGAAATCGCGTCGGCGCGCCGGCGCTCGCTTCGTGTCAACGCCGCGCGTTCGCGAGGCCGGTAATAGTCGGGCCCGTTCGGGAGTTCGATCTCGCGACCGTGCGCTTCCGAGCGGAACACCCATTTGCCGCCTGAGTAGCGGCCGCTGAAGACGCGATTGAACGGATAGATCAGGACGTCGTACCAGCCGACATCGACACGCACGGTCGTGTGGCGACCGTCGGCCCATCCCCGCTCGGACAACAGCGTGTAGGCGCCGCGGACGCTGTTCAGCGCCTGAATCTCGTCGCTGGTGAGTTGGCCGGGCTTATACCACATGCTCGCCCGCCTTCGCGTCCGCATAGCTGCTGCGCGGGCCGTGCCCGGGTGGCCGGAGCCACGGGAACCACACAAACGGGATGCGGTCCGGACGCGGGAGCCGGATGCCGTTCTCGGCGATCCACGCCCACCACGCATCCGCCTCGGGCGACTGCGCCTCAAGCTGCACGAGATGCACGGCGTCAAGAGCCGCAATGTCGGTTTCCGTCACCGACCAGCCCTTCGAGTCCTGCTGCTGCCGCGCGAAAAAGCCGAGGCGCCCTACCTCGCCGGCGAGAATGCGCTGCGCAATGACCGCGAACCACCGCTTCTCGAACATGCCGATCACGACGTAGTTGACGCCGCGCGTCGGCAGCAGGATCCACCGCTTCTCGCCGAGATACTTGTCGAGGCCGCACACCGGCCGGCGGAGGCCTCTCACGTTCGCCAGCCACTCGTCGTAGCGGTCGAACGCATCGTCGCGCTCCTTGCCCGTCAGCTTCACCCAGGCGGCGTCGATCGCGGTCTGGCTGTCCGCAGCGATGCTCGGGTGCTTCGCCTTCAGCGCCGCCAATCGTTCAGCAGCGCGATTGCTCATTTCAGGTCGCGCGCCCGCGATCTCTCTCTCATTGGTATCTTTCAGTGCTTGGTATCTTTCAGTCTTTAGTATTCGTGCGGGTTTTCCAGAGTCCGCAATAGCCGGATGAAGGTTTTCAGGACGAAGGTCTGAACCGGGAACAGAAGCTTCGTCCGGGTTTTCCGGATGAAGGTCGCCTGTTGCCGATTCGGTAGAATTTTGTTCTCCTTTTGGGTTCGGCTCCTCGCGGACGATCCATCGGCCGAATTTCACCCTGCCGTCCTCATAGACGCGCTCATGCTCCATGTAGCCGGCGTCTTTCAACTCGCGCACGATGCGATAAATTTTGTCGCGACCGAGCTTCTTCCGCGCGCGGAGCTGGTCGATATGCACTTCCCAATCATCGGGGCGGGACAGCAGATACGTCAGCAGGCCGAGCGCCTCGTAAGAAAGGCGCTCGTCGTCAATGACGGTGTTGGCAACCGTCGCGTAATGCGTTTTCTTTTCGCGGCGAATTATCAAGTGCGGTCGCCCTTCGCGGAATTGTGGGGCGCGCACAGGAATTGAAGATTATCGAGGTCATCGCTGCCGCCGCGGGACATCGGCTTTATGTGATCGACGGTGAGTTTGTTGCGAACCCCGCAGCCAGGACGGACGCAGACATAGGGCCTGCCCGCATCGAGCAATTGGAGGATCAGTTCTTCCCGGCGGCCGGCGAACAGGTTCCGCCGGAACTTCGTCGCATCCTTCTTGGCGACCCGCGCTGCCTCCTTCGCTCGCTCATCGGCATGGAAGGCTTCGAGGCGCGCGAGATACTCGTCAAGCGTCAGATCCCCTGCCTCGGCTAGCGGCCCGATCCCGCCGCAGCAGGCGTTGACCAGAACCTCATCTTTCCAGTGTTGTGCAGCAGTCTCGACCGCCTTGACCAAGCGCGCCGGCTCAATGCCGAAGGCACGCGCGACGGCAACGGCTATTTCATGCCAGCGCGGATTCTCAATCAAGGTTGAGAAGTCGACGACGCCATATCCCCACACGCTACCGCCGCCGGGTACGGCCCAAATCCCGCGGTTGGGCGCAAACGTCACGAGATTATCGACGAGCACTACCGGCGTCAGCGCCATGCTTCCTCCCTCACCGCCTCGCAAGCCGGCGTTGCTGATACGTCGAGTCGCTCCTCGTTCCGCCAAAATTCGATCGTCGGGAACGGCACCGTGTCGTGCCGCGTCACCTTCACGATGCCGCAGGCGTTGAGACAGGACCGTTCGGTCTTGTTGACGAAGCGTTCGGGCTCGGACCAGCGGTGCTTCATATCGCGCCCGCACGGAAGGGGTTGAAGTCCTTGCGCCCCCATCTTGGCTCGACCGATACCAGCAGCTTGCGGCGCCGGACGATGCGAACCATTTCCCGCTGAGTGATCTGGACCGCGCCCGCTCGGACGGCCCATCCTCGCTTCGCTCGGCAAATGTCGTAGTGGTCGCCCTGGAAGTGGCGGCGCTCGACGCCGATCTTGTCGGCCATCTCGTGCAGCTCTTCGAGCGTGTCCGCGCCCATGTGGCACATGACCATCCGGCCATAGGGTTTGCGCATGTCGTCGACGTAGACCGTCATGCGGCGGCATCCTCCATCTCGAGAACAGCGGCAGCGAACTTGCAGATGCGGATGGAGCCTTGGCGCTTCTTCTGGTCCCATGGTTTGGTATAGGTGGGCCCGTCGCCGCGCTCGGCCGCGTGAAAACTCACCTGCCCGGTCGGGAGGTCGACGTAGAGAATCCAGCGGTGATACGGCTGGTCGGTGTCCTCCGCCCAACCCCACAGGATGCCGAACCGCTGCGCGTGCTGACCGAGCAGGGCCGCCACCTTCTCGATGGCGTCCTGCTTACGCCCGTAGGAAAGCTGGCTGTATTTCCGCCCTTGCCCGTCCCGGCCGCGATACTGCTTCGCACGCTCCGATGTTTTCATCGCGCGCATGAGGTGATGCGCCAGCTCGCCCTTCGGCCCGCGCTGATCCAGAAGGTCGTAGAGCCCCTTCGTCGCTACGCCGTCGCTGCCGGTGTAGATCGTGAGGATGTTGCCGAGCATCACGCGCGCCTCCTGAAACGGCCCTCGGAAACCATCTTGGAGGTCGTGGTGAGGAGATCGCGGAGATTGAGGGCTTGGTCGACCGTGAGGCGCTCGCCGGTCGTCCCGCGGATGATCGTCACCGTGTCGCCGGCAACGGTGATTTCCCAATCCACAGGGAGCCACGCGGAGCCGAGGGCTTCGAATATCTTACGGGCTTCGGGTTCCGTGAAGGTCTGTTTGCCACGGATGAAGCGCCGGTTTACCTGAAAGGGTGGGCCCGCGGCGTAGTCGGTCAACCAAGACTCGCAAAATCCGGGAGGCAGCAGCGCCGGAGCGCGCGGCGTGCGCAAAACCACATCCCCGATTAGGGCATACGCCCCCGCGAGAACCCACGAGGCGTTCGGCTTTCGCATGGCGACACCGAGGGCTTTCTGACACTCGTACCAATCGGCAGCGCCAGCGGCGTTTATGATGCGGTTAAGATCATCGTCGGACACAACCGCGACGCGATAACCCCCTTCAGCGGGCATGAGTGGGGTGCCTTCGAGCAGAGATTTGGCTTGCCGCTTGGTCATTTCTTCCTCCGCATGAACGGCGGAATGTCGAGCCCGTCCTCATTGCCGGGTTGCCCGGGCGGAACACCGCGCTGATCTGGCGTAAGGCCGGTGGCGCGCGCGAAAGCGTTGTGCGCTGCCTCTCTCTTCGTCGGCGGGCCGATGATGGTGGGCGAGGCCGCGGTTGTCGGAACAACAGCCGCGACCGGCGGTGAGTTCTCCGCAGCCTCGCCGGGGTGTTTTCCTGTAACACCGGATTCGGGAGCTACTTCATGGCCGCCTCCTGGGTTGCTCTCGGCCCCGGCCTGCTCGCCTTGCGCCGCGATCCCGCTTGCCGGTGGCTCGGGGTCCGCCGCGGGGGGCGGTTCCGATTGGACCTCGTAACTTTCTTCAATCTCGTTTGAGGGCGGGGATGGCGGAGGCGCGGCAGCCGGACTGCCGCTCTCATCTTTCTCGTCACCCGCCTCCGCCCGCGCTCGGGGTGCATCCGTGGAATCCAGAATCTCTCCCGTCTCGGGATCGACCTCGAAAATCTCGCCGGTCGTCGGGTCGTGTGCGATCGCAACGCTCCGGTCGCCCTCGGGACTGCCGAAGTCGATGCCGACAGTGACGGGGCCCGGTAGCGCGGCATACAGAATGCCGTCCGGCTTTCCGATTTCCGCAGGATCGATGTCCGTCCCCTCCGCAACAACGAGGAACGGCCGTGGTAGCCGTGCTACCGGCTGCTGCGTGAACCGCTCAGCGTCATAGGGCCGCGATCGTGCCGCGCGCCGGCCAGGCGGTATCCAGAACGGCGGCCGGGGCTCTCTATCGCGCAACCATACGAGCCAGACGTAGGACGTGGCGGTCGACCCATCGGGCTCCCACCTGCCCTTGCAGAGGTTCACGCGCTCGACGAAGAACGCCACCTGCGTCGGCGGCATCGGCTTGAAAAGCCGCTCGTACCGCTCGATCGTCTCAAGCCAGCGTAGCGGCACGAAGATCGCAACGCCGACCTCGGCGAGCTCGATGGCGCGCAGCGCGAACGCAAGCGCCTTCTCCTCGAACGGCGGGTTCGTGATGATCCAGTCGAACGGATCGTCCCCTTCCCCACCTATCTCCTCGGTGCCAGCCTGTTTCGGCGCATCCGGCGAGAGGAAATCGATCACCACGCCGTCGTCGGGGTCGCCATAGCCGTAGTTGTACACATCGCTGGCGAATACATCGCCGAAATACTCGCGCAGCACTTCCGCCATGTGCCCTTCGCCACAGGCGGGCTCCCATACGCTGCCGAGGCGATCTATGCCGAGCCGCGGCAGCACGTCCTCGAGGAGCGCACGCGTGGCCCAGGGCGGCGTCGGGAAGTAGTCGAGGCTGTCCGGTGCCTCTTGACGCGATGCCATCACAGCGCGCGCATTGGAGGGCATCGTCGCCTGCTCCACCGCGGCCCGCTGCTGATCCTCCGGCATACGCGCGATCTTTTCCGCCGTCGCGACGGGCATCTTGTCCTCGTCGAGCGCCTGACGGAGTTCCGGAACGCCCTGTGCATGCACGACGCGCGCGCGCTCGACCTGCCGCGTCGACACGTTGAGCGTTTCCGCCGCCTCGGCAGTGCTAATTCCGCCATCTGGCGGAATTGTTTCGGGGCGCCCGACACCGAGATTGGCGATCTTCGCAGCCACGGAGGCGCGTTGCGTGTCGCTCAGATGCCGGCGCTTGAGGTTCTTCGAGAGGACGTATTTCAGCGGATCGCCGCTCTCCATCGGCGAGTAGCGCCGAAACCACGGCACGTCCGGCGCCGGTTCCAATTCCTCGTCGGACAGCGGCTCGCCTTCGAGCGATCCCCAACCGGTCCCGCAGGGCAACCCGCGCACGCGCAGCGTAACCAGCGCGCGATAGCGATTGCGCCCGTCGAGGATCGAGTCGTCGAGCAAGTCGATCGGGTCGCGGATACCGTTGGCGCGGATGTCCTCGATCATCTCCTCGAGCTCGTCGTCGCCGAGGAGCGGGAAGAGTTCCGCGAGAGGATGGAACGTTATCATGCGGCCTTCTTCAAAATCTCGAGGGGCCAGGGCAGCGCCGCCACCGCCGGATCATCCTTGCCGCGAACCCACAGACGCGGCCGCGCAAGGTCGGGGTGTGGACCGATGGAGGTAACAAGCCGCGCGATCACGGCTTCCTTGTCCATCTTCCAATCGCACTTCGGGCCGATGATGAGCTGGCGCTTCAATCCCTCGCAGAATTGGCGCATCAACGCGGGCGCCGCTTCATTGAACGAGCGAGCGAGTTCCTGCAGGGCGGGCAGCGGCAGCTCAACCGGCGCGAGATAGCGGCGCAGTATCTTTTCACGCTCCGCCTGCCCAGGCAGTGCGAGCGCAATCTGCAGGTCGAACCGACGCCAGATCGCTTGGTCGATCTCGCCGTCAAAGTTCGTGGCGGCGATCAGGAAGCCGTCGAAGCCTTCCATCCGCTGCAGGAGCGAATTAACCGAGGAATTGCGTTCGTCCTCCGATCCCTGCGTGGCCTGTCGCCGCTTGAGGCCGAGTGAATCGAATTCGTCAATGAACAAAACCACCGGCTCGCTCTTGCCAGCGAGATCGAACAGCGCGCCGATGTTCCGCCCGGTAGAGCCGATATAGGCATCAATCAACCGGTCGGAGCGCACGCAAACGAGCGCGAGCCCGAGCCGCGCCGCCAGATGGTGCGCCAGCGTCGTCTTGCCGACGCCAGGCGGGCCGGTGAAGAGCGCCTTCTTCCGAGGCCTAAGATCGACGGCCTTGAGTTCATCCTCGGCCCATATCTCCGTCAGCCACTCCATGAGCGCACCGCGGACGACCGGCGCGAGAATGGGCTCCTGCGCCGCGTCCGGGTAAAGAACCTCGCCGAACGCGGCGAAGCTCTGTGGTGGCTGACGAATTTCCCGCATGGGCTAGTCTTCACCCATGCCGTCGCTGCCTGACGCCTTGCGCCAGCCCTCATCCCACTTCGGTCGGCGCTTGTCGCCGTAGGGGAACGGGTTCGCGGTGATCGGCTCATTCTCGTCGTAGGCGACCTTGCCGAGTTCTAAGGCTCCTGCCGGCTCGACATCGGGAATCTCCCGCTGCGCCTGCGGCGGCACGGAACCGTCCGGGAATCCAGTCGTCGCTGGCTGCGGCTTGTCCACCACATCGGCCGCGTGGCACTCGCCCTTGCTGTCGCGCCAGAGGCGAACCTTGGAGCCGCCGACCGTGACGACTACCTCGCCATCGGTAGGAACCAACAGCTTGAAGGCTTCGATAACCTGCTCCTTCACGGCCAGGTCGACGTTCATTGCTCCCACGGCGCGGAACAGCGGCGCCTCGGTGTCCATACCGAGAGCGTGCAGATACATCTGCAGTTCTTGTTCTGCCTCCTGCCGATCGTGCGGCGGCATTTCGCGTATCTTGAGAATCTCGTTGATGCGCGCGGCGGAGAAGCCCTTGGCCGTAGCCTCGGCTTTCACCGCGGCGATCATGTCGCCGATTTCCTTCTTCTGGCTCTTGAGCCGCTCGATCCGCTCGATAAGAGCGGTGAGTTCCTTACCGCTGACCGTGTTCTTCCCGACCTGACTCTTCTTCGCCACTTGGGCCTCCTGTGGAACCGTTCTCCGCCTGCTCGACACGCTGCAACACGTCGGCGCTGCCCCAAGCCGAGACGAGGTAGGCGCCGGTTTCTGAATCGTGAATCTTCCGCTCGACGAGCTTCTCAGCCGCGCACGCGGCGTCGGCGTCGGCGAGCTGGCGGTTGTGCGCGCCCCATCCCTCCAACATCCATGTGTCGGGGTTCAGCCGGCGCATCACGCGCTCTGCCTCGTCCTTGTCGTAGAAGAGGCGCACCGTGCCGTCGCGCGGGACGTGCTTGATCTGCCAGATCTCGTGCGGCGCCTGCTCCGCGCTCGCGACAAGCACCACGTCGAAGATCTTCAGCCGGTAGGACCGGCGAATCCCGGCGGCGCGCACGCGGCGTTCGTCACGGTTGACGGGCGGCTCCATCACGGCTCCACCCGCTCGAAAGTGAGGGCGACGACCTCGGGGTTTGCTTCCCACGAGCCGTGACCGTGTATTTGCTCCCAGATCTCGCGATATTCCCGGCGCGCACGCCCGGAACCAGCGAAGCCCAATTCGAGCGCGGCGCGATCAAGAAGCTCGCTCAGACCGACGCCTTCCGACAAAGCGTCGAGGCCGCTGATCGTGTTGAGCGGCTCGATCTTCACCGCCGTGACGCGCAGCAGAATCCGCGAAGCCCACCGCGGCATGTGGATGCCGGGGCGCCAATGGCCCTCGGCTCCGCTAAGAAGATCGGACAGGTTGGTGCCCCAAGTCGCGCAGGGGCATCGGTCATAATTGAAGGAAGGCCCGGCACCTTCGTCGGGTCCGTCCCATGCCCAATCGAGAGCGAAATAGTCCGGGGTCGCCCGGTAGCAGATCATCGGGCCGCCTGGCCCCATGCCGGTCTGCCACGTCTCGCGCACCCAAAGCAGGTCGCCGACCTTGACCTTGTGCCAAGGCGTCAGGGCCCAATACTCGTTGACGCCGATGGACCAGGTTGTGAAACGCGGTGGCGGATGGCCGATGAGAAACGTCGCCGCGGACGGCGGAACGCCACCGTTCTTGATGCGGCGCTTCGAGTAGACCGGCCGGCGCGTCTGCGTCTTCCTCCCCTCGAGAATGGCTCTCACCATTTCCGGCCGGAACAGGATCGGGATTTCCCGCGGGGCCGTCATGCCGAGCCCTCGCAGCGCATATTGAGGGGTGAGCGGGCTTCCTCTGCGAGTTTCAGCAGCGCAGTGGCGGCGATCTCCACCTCTTCAGCGTCGAGCGCGACATAAGCGAAGGGATGGTCGTCAGCATCAAAAAACACGATCTGCACGAAGTTGCAGCAGGGACAGAGACGAACCTTCGCTCCTCCATCGGCGTGAACGGTTTCGGGGCCTTCGCTCAAAGCAAGCCCTCCGACAACACGAAGCCGTCACCGGCGGGCTCAGCGAAGAACAGGGGGCGCTTGCGCGCCATGTGCTGCTCGATCTCGCTCTTCACGCTGACCGAGAGATTCCAGCCCTCAATGCCGAGGACGAACATGCGTGCGGCGTCAGCCAGCAGCGTGTCGTTCTGCCGGGCCCATGCCGCAGCATCGGTGGGAAGGTTGAACCACCCCGCAACCGAGTGCCAATGGACGATCGGCGAGACGATTACGATCTTCTGGATCGCGCACCATTGCGCGAAATGACAGGCCGCACGGTAGCGGGATTGCCGCGTCAGCAGGTCTGGATCGCTGTAGGGCGATGCGACGTAGCCGAAGCCCTCGAGGGTGCGGAGATAGGGCAGCAGCTTCATGCGCTCGCCCTCGACAGCAACGGGAGTTGCGCACGGTCAAGCGCATCGGCGGCTGCGGGATTGATCCAGAGAACTTCGGTGCGGGCTTGAGCGCCGTCCGCCAGGGCGGGGGTTTCGACGCGCCGCCAATGCCGCAGCCGGTCCTCGTAGAGCGTGTTGCCGTAGCTGGAGATCACGACCATGCCGCGGAGCCGCTTCGCCGCGGCCAGCAAGCGGATGTGGCCTTTGCGCGTCAGCTCGTGTTCGTACATTGCCGAGCGATGCGAAGATCCGCTGCCGCGGTATTTCAGGTCGTAGACGTTCTTGAGGGACCGCGTTTCGTGCGGGTACGGCGGGTCGAGATAGTGCAGCGTCTCCGGGCCATCGTGCTGCTCCATGCAGGCGACGGCCTCGCGGTTCTCGATGACCACGCCTTGAAGGCGGTCGATCACCGCGAGCAATGTGTCGGGATAGTTCCGCCAGTCGAGTGCCGGCGTCGTGTTGGAACGATTGCTGTTGTTCCGGAAGCCGGTCTTGACCCGGATGTTGTGGCCGTTGCTGCCGAAGCCCATCATGGCCCGGATGCAGAGGCGGCGCGCGCGCTCGACCGGATCAGGAGACATATCGTATGCCTCCTTGAATTCGAGCCGCGCGAACGGCGTCAGCCGGAGCAGGTCTGCGAGTTGGGCGCCCCCCCCTGTCCGCAACACGCGGAAGAGGTTCACCACATCGTTGTCGAGGTCGTTGTAGATCTCGGCGTAGCTCCGCTCCTTGCGGAGCAGCACGCTTCCCGCGCCGCCGAAGGGCTCGACATAGACGCGGTGCGGCGGGAAGTGGTTGATGATCCACGGCGCGAGCCGCCACTTACCGCCATGCCAGCGGAGAACCGGGCGGGTGACGGTGGGGTCGATTTGCGGAAGCGCGTTCATGCAGCCACCGCCGCGTAGACGCCGGGGCGGACGCGCACGAAGTCGCCACGCTGTAACGTCTGACGCAATTTCTCACGCCAGAACCGCTTGCCGCGTGCTTTCGGATGCCGCGCGAAGGCGCGGTAGAGATCGCCGAGCGAAACCGGGCCGGACTGGCCCCGAAGAAATTCATCGACCGCCTCGCGCCAGGACGGTTCCACCGCAGCGACGATGACGGAGCGCGACAGCCGCAAGGGCACGAACGCTCCTTCGATCCCGCACACCGCGAGAATGTCGGCGTCGTCACGCCCAAAGGCACACAGGACAACCGGCGCGCCGGAGTTCGCGACAAGCCCGCGCTTAGTCGTCTGCAGAGAACCGTCTGCCTTGTGGAAGATCACGCGGCCAGCGAGGAAGAGAAGCGCGGTGCCGTCCGACCATATCGGTCGGAACCATGCCGTCTCCGTGCGAGCATGAACGAACGCGGTGCCGCGCCCATGTTCAGCCAACCGCTCGATGAAAGCCCCGACGAGCCGCCGATCGAAAGGCGGGTTCAGCCACACGCGGCCGAACCACTCGTGGGCGAGCCCATCGTCGGATTCCGTGAAAGCATGAGCAGCGCAGGGCCATGGCTGCGGGGTCGACGCGCAGGGATCGAGATCGAACGCGCCGAGAGCGCCGATGATGTGCCGCGGCGTGATGTGCGATTGGCTCTTGCCGATCGTGCGCTGATGCGAGCCGAGCGTCATGCGAGGCCGATCTCCTCGGCCTTCCACTCCACCAAGCGGAACATGACCGGGTAGCCCGGGGCGATGCGCTCCAATTTGAGATCGTCCGCGCCGTGCAGCAGCGAGCGGGGCAGCGTCATGGTGCCCGCGCCCTTCGATGGCGGATTGTCAATGATGATCGCGTTGCCGGTCCGCGTGATGCCGCGGAAGGTAGCGGTGACGGTGCGGTATTTGTCGGAGCGCGTCATGCGGCGCGGGCCTCCGGGAATTCGTTCCACTCACGACCGTCGAGGAGGCGACCAGCGGCTTTCTTGCCGACGCGCTGCGCCCATGCCGCGACCTCGAAGAAGTCGCCGCTCAGTCGCGTGCCGCCCTTATGCTCGGTGCCATCCGGCTCCCACATGACGTAGTTGCGGGACTGGAGCCCTCGCGCGATGTCGCGCGGACCCCACGCACCATCTTGGTGATGCGCTATCGACTTTCCGAAGGTGGGGTGAGTTTCGTTCTGGCCGGGAAGCCACGCACCCCATTGCTTGAAGAAGAACGGCACGCCCGCCGCCTGGCACTGGTCGCGCAGCCCGCGCGCCCAATCCGGGTGCATCGGGCGGGCGTGCGGGCCGGACTCGCCGCCGACGATCACCCAATCAAGCCGGTTATCGATGTCTATGGACCCGAGAAGCGGCTCCGCGCTGACGAACCGGATCGCCGCGGGAGTATCGAGCAGGAGCGGAATCCGTTCGTCCGCTTCCTGCTGCCGTTCGGCGGAGACACCGAGCCAGATTTGCCGCAGCGGCCATTCGATCGGTGCTTCAACGGCCCATTGCTTGCCCGCGGCGATGTTTCTGACTTGCGTCGCGGATACCGGGAATTCCCGCCCTAGAGCCTCGGCGGACTCGCCTTCGGCATGCCGACGACGAATCGCCGCGACCTCTGTGTCGGTCAGCTTTGAATAGCGGCGATGTGTGCCATGACGCAGACTGTCCGCCCAATTCGCCTCTTGGTCGCCCCATCGGAGATTCGATTCAGCGTTGTTCGCAGGGTTCCCGTCGCGATGGCGACCTTGAGTTTCCGGCGTGGGCGGTGGTCCTACGAAGGCCTCAAGAACGATGCGGTGGACCAGCAGTCGATCGTATGACTTGTCGCCAGCGCGGTAGAGGGGCACGCGCATGTGGCCCTGCTCGCCCGCGTCAGGCTTCAGTCGACGCCGGCTTCCGCGCTTCTCGGAATAAATGTTCCCGTGAGACGAGACAAAATACCCGGGATAGCCCTCGATCGGCCTGATCTCCTCCGGCCCCAAGCGCGCTGCGCTAGAAATGGCGTCCATTTGACGTGCGACGCGGAAGGGTGTTTGCGCATCGCGCATGTAAGCCCGCATCCGCTCCGGCCGCTTCGTGAGGATCTGAAACTGATGCTGTGGCGCGAGCGCCATCACCGCGAAGCAGCGGTCAATCCACTCGTCGGGCGCTTCCTCGTGGAAGAGGTCGCCCATCGAATTGACGAAGCACCGAACAGGCGCCTTCCACGACAGGGGCTCGAGCAGCGCCTTGTCCCAAAAGCGCACGCCGCCGGTCCATACCGGCCCGCCCTTCGAGGGCTGCGTCAGCCCGGCATATTTCGCGGTGTGTTTCGTCCACGCGCCGGCGGTGCGCATCGCGTAGCAGTTCGTGCAGCCGGGAGAGACGATCGAGCAGCCGACGATCGGGTTCCATGTCTTGTTCGTCCACTCGATGCCGGTGTCACCCATGCGCGGCGGGCTCCTTCGGCTTGACGGAATTCACCGTGACCGGGAAGGCGCGCAGGAACGCAGTGCCTTTGGGGATGCCGTTCGCGCGGCTGATGTGCAGCGCCGCGACCCCGAATTGGATCAGCGTCACCGCAGGAGGGCGCGCACGCCGGAAGTCAAGGGAGGTTGCGCCCTTCATCCGCGCTTCCTCTCGATCAGCGCGATCATTTCGCCGACTGTGTGGATCGTCTCGATGTCGTCGTCGGTCAGCTCGATCCCGAATTCCTCCTCGAAGGCCATCGCGAGTTCGACGCGATCGAGGCTGTCCGCTTTGAGATCGTCCCACGTCGTCTCGGGCGTCACCTTGTCGGGATCCGCGCCGAGCAATTCGCGCGCAATGCGCTTCACGGCGGCTTCAACATGCGTCATCGAATCTTGCCCTCCGCGAGTTGCCGGCGCCGACGCGCCATTTCCCGCTCGCCCTGGTGCGGCTGATAGCGCGAGTTCCGAACCGGCTTGAGCTGGTCGCGGCCGATGTTCCTCCGCGTGTAAACGCGGGGCCCGTAATCGACGTGGAACCTCGGAGAGTGCAGGCCTGCCAGAAGCAACCCCGCGGCGGCCGATAGGAGCGGTCCAAAGGCGCGCTTCATGCCCACGCCCCCGCAATCACCATCGTCGACACGGCGCAGAAGGCGCCGACTGCTACGCCGGCAAAAGGAATTCGGCCCGCGTCGAGCCGTCCGAAATAATCCGGCCTCCCCTCCAAAAGGACCGCCAGCCGTCTTGCTAATCCCGGCTGGCGGCCAAGTTTTTGGGAAGAGCCCCCGGGATGGAGGCCTTCGCCTGCGGACCGCGGGAGGAGAGCGGGAGCCGCAGCACGAAGCAGGTTGCCTTCCGCGTCGAGCGCATCGTCGAACGGCGGAAGGCGATCAGGGCGCCAGGACAGCAGGGCCATGGCGGCGAACACGGAAGCGATGAAGAAGCACACGCCACGCACCGCGCCCGGCGCGAACAGCATGGCGACGAGAAACGCAGGGACGGCGCCGAGGCACGCCGCGCCGAAAGGCGTCAGCGACGAGCCACGGAGCCGGATCGCCTCGGCGTAGACCGTCGCGGGCTTTTGCGCGCGCACCAGCTCGTCGACATCGGCGATCAGATTGGCTTCGGCCATCGTGGCCGGTGCGTCGGTGTCGACGACACGCGGAACGCCGAGAAGATCGAATGGCCCGGCCGGCGCGGACAGGGCAGTCTTTGCGGCCGGGCCATCATGCGGGGGGCACAATTCCCCTGCATTTCCGAAAAAACGAGATGCGGCTGGCGTGGGCGAATGGTGAACGCCCCGCCTGGCCGCATCATCCCCACTACGAACGCGGGGTGGCCGGATACGCACGGCTCTGGGTCTGGAAGCGGGGGCCGGATTTGCACCGACGACCTGCTGGTTATGAGCCAGCCGAGCTACTACTGCTCCACCCCGCGTCAATTCTTGAGGCCGAACGCTCTTCGCGCTGGCAAGTGCCAGTGTCTTCGTCACCGGGGGCCTCTCCCGTCCTCAAGGAGAGCAGCGCAGCCGCCTGCTACGCCGCCTTCCGCGACCGAGACCGGCGCTCGATCATCCCCCAGAGAGAGGCAGGCGCTGTCTTGCCGACTTCGGCGAGCCCTTCCTGCATCGCGACATAGGTGCGAGGCGGGAAGTTCACATAGCGGCGCCAGTTCGAAACGGCTTGGTGGTTCTTGAGCGTGAGCATGTCTGCCAACGCAACATTCCCGCCGAGCGCGTCGATCACCTCACCTGTGGACGTCAGAACCGTCTTGGTCATGTCCCCGGCTCTTAATACAGATTTTCTTTATTCACAAGCATAAATATCCCGTGCATAGCAATTTGTGCCGAATTGAGCCATTTTCCCGTGCAATTCCGCCATTGGACGAGGGGCGGATGAGGGACAAGCCACTGGCCAAGCTCACCGAGCATCAGATACGCATGCGCGCGCTCGAGCGTGCCGCGGACAAGGAGTCTGCCGCGTTCGCGCGGTGGGTCGGGATTTCGCCGCAGCACTGGAATCACGCGCTGAACGGAGAGACGATCAGCTTACCGGTCGCCCGCGCCATCAAGCGCAGGCTCCCCGACATCACCCTGGATTGGCTGATCCTCGGCGACTACCGTGGTGTTTCGTCGGCCCTCGCAGACCGTTTGCGTTTGGCAGTATCCGAGATCGAGACGACCTTCGGATCAATCGCCCGGGCGTCTCCAAAATCCAAAACTGGCTGATCGCCAATAAAATCCGCAATAAGTCGCTTCGCCGCGTCCAGAACAAGGAGCGCGTCGTCTGCCTTGGGCGGAAGCTGCGAAATGATGTCCGCCGCCCATCGTCTGTGCCATGATTCCTCCGGCATGGCCCGTCTGCCTTTCTGGTTGTGATGCCCCGCTTCTTCGAGGTTCACAACGTAAACGAGAAGTTCCCCCTTTTACACGAAACCCTTAGTGATACAACTTTTCTTTACCAACAGTCTTGTGATTAAAGATTTTCTTTAGTATCTTCGCCTCCAATCAGCCGATGGAGGCTCCCCTGAACATAACCATCAAGGTTCCCGCGGAACGCATCGCCTACATGATGCTCGGGGCCATCGAAACCAGCCGCATGACTCGCGCCTGGTGCAAAGGCGTAGCGCCCACAGAGCGCAGCACCTTCGCCAAGCGCGTGGAGGCCGGTGACTTCGGCCGACACTGGTACGCCGACCCCAAAGCCTACGAGGCCGGGCTCCTAATCGACGTCATCGAGTTCGACGAGACGGCGAGGGAGAAAGACAAGGTTCACCGCGTCAACAGCGGCGGACTGCGCGCCGGATTGCGCCTGATGGCGGAAAAGTATCCCTGGCACTTCGCCAACATGCTCGCCGAGAACGACGACGAGATCACGCACGACGTCTTCTTGCAGTGCATCGCCCTCAAAGACCTGGTGTACGGCTGATGACGGCGCCCCGCCGCAAGCATATCTCGCGCGGGGTGAAGATCGAGGCCGTGCTGCTACAGCTTGGCCTCGATCCGTCCGTTGCCGCCACGAAGCTGGTGGTGCGCCCTACCCTCCTGAAATTGCTGCTGCGCATGGCCGGGCTCGACCCGGACGATGTGGAGTGGAGCCACGAGCCTGCCCTGGCGCTGCGCGATCGCAACGAGGACGACACCTACACGCCCGACGAGCTCGACCCCCATTTCATCTTCGCGCGGTCCAGCGCGAAGCACGACGAAATCACCAACGGACGTGGCGGCGAGAAGCGCATCACGACCGCCGGCTCCGACCAGCACATCATCCACAAATTGCCGCGGCTACGGGACGAGCATGCCGCCTTTCAGCAGCGTGTCCTCGCCAAGACGCCCGGAGAGCGCCGGAAGCCGTCACGGTGGGCGAGCCGGAAGATGCAGGGCCGGGGCTTCGAAACACGGAGGTCCGGATGACCAACGCGTATGACCCTACCCTCGTCGAGGATCTACTCGCCTTCCTCGACGAGGAAGCCGGCAACCGCGCCGAGGCGTGCGTGATCGACCATCCGGTCACGGACGAGAAATTCAACGAAATTGCCACCTACTCCGCCGCGCCGCGGATCCTCGCCACGCGGCTGCGGGAGGCGATGCCAGCGACGGCATCCTTTGAGTCCTCCCCGGCAGTGCCGGAAACGGGCGGGGCGATCCGTGAAACCGGCAACATCTTGTCAAATTGGTACTGTGCTTACATCGCGCGCCGTGTCGCGAATATGCTGGCCGAGAACGGCGTCATTACGCATCGTGACCGCGCTACGACACTCATTCAGACAGAATTGCGCTCTTGTACTCAGCGGCCCGCCACCCCTGCGCCGCAGGACGCGCGGGAGATTGCGGAGCGGCTTCGTTTCATCGCGAAAGACAATGACCGCGCAAGCCAAGCGGTGCGTGCCGCAGTTGAATTATGCCGCAAGGAGGTCTCCGAACTCAGCACCGAAAATCCAGAGGTTCAGGCCCTTCGGTTAAAAATCTTTGCCGCACTCGAATTGCCGACAATAAATCTGCGCGGCACCGGAGTTGAGCTTGATCGCATCGCCGCCGCCCTCACCCGCGACCGCGCATCCCGGCCTGCCCGCTGGTGGCCAATTCATCGCTACGGAAATGAACTCGTAACCGGCCCCGCGTTCGACTCGCTTGAACATCTCCGCTCTGCGCGTGAAGGCAACGTGACCACACTGGGCGCTTTCAGCAGCGAAGGCAATTTGTGGAACGCACCGCGCGGCGAGCAGAACGCAGCAAACAATTTCCGCGAAGCCTACGAGTCGATGCGCGAGAACGTGCGCCTCATCGACATTGCAATGCACGGCGAAGAAGGCGCAGCCAAGTCACCGTCCGCGTGTGACCTGATCGAGCCAGCGCGGATGCTACGCCAGCGGGTCGCCAGGCTAACGGCTGAACGGGACAGATTCAGGGCCGCACATATCAAAATCCTATTTGCCGCGAAGCACTACGATGGACGAAGGAACGGGCGCTACACGCTGGACTGGTCCACAACGAGGGGGCGCGACTTTGCGCTCCTCTCAGCAGAAGCCGTCGGCCTGCGCGTTGCCGCTGACGGCACAATAGACCCGGCCGAACTCGCCGCGCTCTATGCCGGCGAGCACCTCACCCCCACGGAGGACACAAAGTGACTTGGTTTCTTTCATTGCCACGCACACGAACTATTCGCCCGACGATAGACGAACTCGAAGCGCTGCTCAATTCCGATGATGACGTTGAGATTGAGATTATGCCGAACGGCGAAATCCGCGAGCGGCTTGCCGATGGCACCAGTCACGTCACTGGCCGAAAGCCGCTCACAATGCGCGACAATCTCGGAGGCGAATATGCCTTCGCGTGACGAACCCCCCGCCCCCGTCCCCGATGATGTTGGGGAACTGGTGGCCGCGCTCGCAAGCGCCAGCCAGGACGCCATCATGGAAGTCGTCGGCGCTCCGAAGCAATACAACGACGGCAAGGAAGCCATGCGGCAATGGTTCCTCGCTCGCTTACCGGACGCCCTCCAGTCCCTCTCCGCCAGCGCGCAGGGGGGTTGGCCCGCAAGGGCTGTGATCGAAGGCGACTGTATCGTGATCCGCGTGCCGATCTCTGTGTTGCCTATCGCGTTCGACGCCTCACCCGTAGCGCCACGAGACGAAGAGGCCGATCCTCTCTACCGAGTTACGGATGCAGCGACGTTCGCAAAAGGTGTGGCGCGCCATCTAAACGACGAAGAGGAAGACGGCACCACCCCGATCCATCGCATACTCGACGACGCCATGCTTGAGGCGTTGGAGCAAGGCGAAGAGGGGATCGAAGAAATTGCCGCCCTCAAGCGCCTCCCCGCACCGGGAGAGGGGGCGTAGATGAACTCCTGCGTCAATTGCAAATGGGAAATGTCGTGCGGGTATTCATCGCTCGCCATGCTCGGGAAGCGCACCGAGTTTTCTTCGCAGACCTGCCCGCTCGGTAAGAAAGAAAATGGCGAGACGTTCTTTCAACCGAAGGACAGCGCCGCGCTCTGGGACGGCTGTGATCCCGATGATGTCCTAGGCTTCATCGAAACACTCATGAATCGCGGACACATTCAGCGCTTCAACAGCAACTCTGATTGGTATCTAACTCCCGAGGGTCAGGTCGCCGCCCTCACCCGCACGGGGAAGGAGGGCTGACAATGGCCAAATGTGACGGCTGTGAGAGGCCCTACGGTGACGAGCACGGCTTCCCGGACCTGATAATTCCGTTCTGGGCGTGGAAGCGCATCTCACCGACCGGCGATGACGGCGGGCTGCTCTGCCCAAGCTGCATCTGCGCCCGGCTCTACATCGAAGGCATCAGGTGCGAAGGCGCTTTCGTGTCCGGTCCGATCGACTCAGTTGACCGCGTGACGATGACGAATTTGCGGCGCGTCGAGAACATCGAACTCGCTATCGAAGGCCGCGACAACAGATGGTCCGGCGTCCGTGAACTCGTTGTCGAAACCCCAATTGAAGCGGCGGTCGGCCTAACGCTTGCCGACCCTGAACACGCTGCAAAGGATTGGCCATGACGACTCCCCTCATCTCCAAGGACGCCTGACATGAGCGGGAAGCTGAACGGGCGGCAAGAGGACATGCTCAAGCGCCTTCAGTTGTGGGGCCTCTACATCGCCGCCGACCGCAGCGAAGTAAACACGCTCTGCGCGCTCCGTCGTAAAGGGCTGGTGGCATATTTCGGGTCAGTTGAGGCATGGCGAATCCGAGACGCCGGTCGTCGCGCCCTTGCCTCTACAAGGGAGGGGGGATGCTGACCGGCACCAACATTCTCTTCGCGCGCGCACCCGGAACCTATTGCGGGCTCCAGATTGTCTTCACACCCGCCGCCCTGGAGCAGACCGAGGAGCGGCTATTCCCGGCGTCAAAGAACCGCTCGAAGCGCATCCACAAGAAGCTGGTGAAGCGGTTCGGAGGCGAATTCCGGATGAAACCTACCATGTGGCTCTATCGGCGTGCCGGCGTCGTCTATGTGCATCCAGCGTTGCGCGCGGATCTGGAAGCGCAGATGCGCGAGCCCCCGCGATGAGCCGACAGCGCCAAGCTCTCCCCTTGGGCGACGGCTCTGAGGCCGATGCGGCCCGGATCATGGGCCTGTCGATCGCGGCTTTCCGCGAAAAGCTGCCACGCCTGCAATCCCGCGGTTTCCCCGTTCCAGATCTCGACACCGGGCTCTTCGACCTCGACGCCATCAATGCCTGGCGCCGAAAGCGCCATCCACACCTATTTCCGTCCGAAACGCAGGGCGGCTTGACCCCGGCGCCAACCGCACTAGACGCTCGAAGCGTTGTGCGGGGGCGCGTGGAGAGCATGCCGCGTGGGAAACGTGAAAATCCCGTACTACGTTGTTAGGCACACCGGGCGCGGTTACTGGCTCCCGACCCCCGCGATGAAGGCGATGGGCTTCCAAGCCGTCGCCTGCGGCCCTGACGGGCCCGACGCATGGCGCAGCGCGCAGGATTGGAACGAGCGATGGCAAAGGGCCCGCAGGGGCACCGAGCCGCCTCCCAAGCACGTCTGGCCGCGCGGTAGCCTCGGCGAGGCGTTCGAGCGATTCCGCCGCACCGAGATCTGGAAAGCGAAGAAGCCGCGCACGCGCGAGGATTGGGAGCGGGGCTGGAAGCACATCGCCCCGATCTTCGCCGACGTTGCGCCCCATACCGTCACCCTCGAGGACGTGGACGGCTGGTATGCCGCGTTGAAGGATGCAGCCGGCGTGCGCGAAGCCCATCGAGCCGTGAAGATATGGCGGGCACTGTGGCAGGTCGCCGGTGCGATGCACTATTGCGAGCCGGATCATGACCCGACCTTCGGGATACGGCGGGAGACACCGCAAGGCCGCTGGCAGCGATGGGACGAGGGCGAAGTCGTCCGCCTCGTCAAAGGAGCCATCCGCGCCGCGCACCTGTCCCTCGCCTGCGTGATTGCCGTGGCCTACGACACCGGGCTTTCGCCCGTCGACGTGCGATCCCTCACCTTCGCCGACAGTCGCCGCGATCGCCGAGGCATCTGGTTCGACCTCGCCCGCGCGAAAACCGGCCGGGCCGCCGTGGGCACGCTCTCACGGCGCACCGAACGGCTCCTGCTCGCCTATGTCGCAACCCTGCCCGACGATCAGCTTCCCTCGGCACCCATCTTCCGCACGATGCGCGGCCGCGCCTTCACGAAGAATTCTCTGTCAGAGGATTTCCGCGACCTGCGCACCGTCACCTTCCCCGGCGACACGCGCAAGCTGATGGACCTCCGCCGCAGCGGCGCGGTGGAAGCGGTGGCGGGCGGCGTGAGCGATTCTGCGCTCTCGGCCAAGATGGCGAACACCATCGCAGACTCGAAGGAGCTGCAACGCACTTACCTGCCGGTCGATCGTGCTGCCGTCGACCTTGCCGACGAGGCCCGGCTGCGCGGGCGTCGACGGATTCTCGCGAACAAATCCGGCTCGAAAGTTGAATTTCTCCGGCCCGGAAAGTTGAACACGGCCTCGGAGGGTGGGGCTAAGTAGTTGAGATATTGGCGGGAGCGACGGGGCTCGAACCCGCGACCTCCGGCGTGACAGGCCGAATGGTTCGCCAGCAGAATCAACGAGCCGTCAGAGTATCAGAGGCCTGATAGACCCTCCACTCGGGCCGGAAGTTGAACATCGGTGCCCCGAAACGCAAAAAGCCCGCCCCCGGCCGGAGCCGAGAGCGGGCGACTTGCGAACTTGCGCAAGTTCGCAAACTGACAGGAAATGCTTAGCTACATCGCCATCGTCGGCGGGACGAAGCAGTAGATCGTGGCGGTGCCGTGGCACACATAAGCGTCACCGTCGATCGAGGGTTTATCGTGCAGCACCTTCTCCGGCGGAATCGGCGTCAAGTCCCCGTTGACGATCGCATGCCATTGACCGTCGCGAAACTCCGCCTCGGTGCGACGGCAATCGGAAATGTCACAGCAGCTCATGCCGGTGCCGGGCTGCTTGAGCGATCGGAACCACGTCGCACGGTCCTCGGACCGCGCCTCGGCAACGGCCAGCACCAGCAGGATGGCTAGCAGACCGATGCAGGCGACCAGATAGCCCACGATCACGATCTCCGGCCTTGGGTCCGGCCGGAGCGTCACAGCGCCACCCTCGAGCCTTCCACGGCGCGGCGAAGGAACGCCCACCGCTCCGGTACGGCAGGGACGATCAGGCAAAGCGCGCCGTGCCGGATGATGCCGATCATGGCGCTGCCGTCCGGGAAGGCCACCGTCAGCACCTCGTCGCCCGCGAAGGAGAAGCCGGCGTCGGCCAGGACGAGGAACGCGCGGGCGGCTTCCTCCCCCGTCCACTCAACGATCTCGCCGCCACGGGCGGCGCCTTCAACAGCAAACACCGCGGGCACCAAGCACACGCGCGGCGCGCCGATGGCGGCATGGACGGCGACGGCAACGAGTACGACAAGCGTAAGCGCCGCCGCCCCGAGAATTCGGGTTGGTGCAGACATTGATTTCACTCCACTGGTTTGGGGAGGGCCGAAGCCGATTATCGCGTTAACGCTTCGGTTAAAATGAACCGGATGCTTGACGCGCCTTCGCGGCAGCCCGCCGGATCAGCAGGGCCAGGCCGTGATGCGGTAGCGGTTGGCGTCCTCGCATTCGGCACGGTTGCGGGCGGTCTTCAGCTTGTCGATCTGGTCCTTGATGCGCGACAGCAGCGTTTCCGTATCGCGATCGCGCGCCACCGCGACCTTCAGCTCGAGGTCGACCTGCTGGGCGGAAAGGACGGTGATCTGGAAATCCAGATCGGTGAGATCCTTGCGGGTTGCCCTAGCCTCGAGAAGCTGCTGATTGTCTTCCAGTCGTGTTTGCCGCTCGGAGAGTGGCGCGATCGCTTCCTTGATGTCCTGCGCCACCGCCGCCTTCATGGGGAACGGTACGATCGCGGAAACGGTCTGCCAGTTGTTCGAGAAGTCCGCCAGCGCGGCAAGGGTCGCCATCCCCAACGTCACGGCCGCGACGATCGTGCCCCACGTCCAGCGGATATGAACCTTGCCGAGCGTCATTGGCCAGGCCTCAGATCGATAGGCGCGGGCGGGGCGGAGCCCACGCGGCCCCGGAGGTCATTGTAGAAGTCGACCGTCCCCTGCTGTTTCCGGCTGCACTCGCCGCGCGCCTGGCGGTTGCGTGCCAGCTCGCCGAGGGCGGGCTTCCCCGCCCGCACGCCGGGATCCGGGCATGGCTGTGCCAGGTCGGCCGGTAGCGCCGGCAGGATCGGTGTGACGCCGCCTCTAACGGATAGCTTGCAGCCGGCGAGCGTCGTCAGCAGACACAAGGCAACGATCGCCGTCGCGCGTTTCCAGTTCGGCTTC